AACCTTACTCCCAGAATATGATTATTTGTTTTATATATCCCCAGAGGGAGTTAAAATGGAAGATAATGGGGTTCGTGAAACAGATTTAAAATATAGAGAAACAATTGATGTTATTATTCAAAAACAACTAGATTTAAATAATCATAAAATTAAAAACTGGATTAAAATTAAAGGTACTATCCAAGAACGTATTACACAAATAAAATTTACCCTTTCTTTGTAATATTTATAAATAAAATAAACAATGAAAAAATCAGAAGCTGAAAATTACATCAAAGAAATTATTATATCTGAATTATCACAAGTTGCTTCCCCAGAAGATATAGCAAATCAATCTGCTTTAAATAAAGAATTAGAAAAAACTAAAAAATTAGCATCTGATCTTTTAGAAAATGAAGAAGATTATGATGCTGAGTTTGATGTTGAACCAACAGCAAAAGATATTAAAGCAAATTCATCATTTGCTCAACTTCAATCTAAATATGGTGAAATTGTTAAACAAATGAAATCTGTTGTAAATAATTACAAATCAGCAGAGGGTAGTGAAAAACAACAATATGTTGATGAATTAAGAAAATTAACTCAACTTAAAAAAGAAATAGAATCACTTATTAATCCTTCAAGAGAAGACGAAGAAGAAAATTAATGAAAAATTATTATCAAATTTTAAGTTATGTGTTTGTTATATTAATAACTTTAATTATAGTATTTAATATTAGATTTGATAAAAATACTGATTATAAAAACCAAATAAAAACATTAAAAATACAAAATAAATCCTTAAAAGCTAATATAGATTCTAATAAAGTTTTAATTAATAATTTATCTTTAGAAATTGATACTTATAAAGTTAAAATAATAGAAGATAAAAAAGAATTAGCTAATTTAAAAATAAAAGCTAAAAAAATTAAATCTAAATATAATGAAGAATCTAATCGTATTAATTCTCTTGATAATACTTCCATTGTCCGCGAGTTTACAAACACTTTCGAATGATAGTTTATGTTGCGTTCCCTGCAAATCTTTAAAAAAGGCTTTACTTGTAAAAACCGAACGTGATCTTTTAAAGGATCAAATAGGAGTTACTCGTGACTCTATCCTTATTTTTTCAAATATTTTAAGTAATCAAGACTCTATTATAATTAAACAAGACATTACTATTTCTTTATATAAAAAAAATGAAGATAAATATAATCAAATTATTATAAATAAAGATGTTGAAATAAAACTTAAAGATAAACAAATTAAAAAAGCAAAAAATAAGATGAGAGTAGCTTGGGCTACAACAGGATTAAGTATTATTACTTTTATATTAATACTAATATGAGTCAAGATTTAAAGCAAATAATTAGAGAAGAATATATTAAGTGTGCTCAAGATCCTGCACACTTTATGCGTAAATATTGCCATATTCAACATCCCCAACGAGGCCGAATCTTATTTAATCTATATCCATTTCAAGATAAAACTTTAAAATTATTTAGAGATAATCCTTATTCAATTGTATTAAAATCTCGTCAATTAGGTATCTCAACATTAGCTGCAAGCTATTCATTATGGTTGATGTTATTTCAAAAAGATAAAAATGTACTTTGTATTGCTACTAAGCAAGAAACTGCTAAAAACATGGTTACAAAGGTTAAGTTTATGTTTGATAACTTACCTTCATGGCTTAAAATCCCAGCAGATGAACATAATAAGTTAACCTTAAGATTAAATAATGGTTCTCAAATAAAAGCTACCTCAGCATCTAGTGATGCCGGTAGATCAGAAGCAGTATCTTTATTAATAATAGATGAAGCGGCCTTTATTGAAAATATTGGGGAAATTTGGGCATCAGCTCAACAAACATTAGCAACAGGTGGTGGTGCTATTGTATTATCAACTCCCTATGGTACTGGTAATTGGTTTCATCAAACATGGGTTAGAGCTGAATCTCAAGAAAATGATTTTTTACCTATTAAATTACCTTGGTATGTCCATCCTGAAAGAAATGAAGAATGGAGAAAACGTCAAGATGAATTATTAGGTGATCCTAGATTAGCATCTCAAGAATGTGATTGTGATTTTAGTACTTCCGGAGATGTTGTATTTTATAGTGAATGGATAGATTTTATTAAAGAAACTACAGTTCAAGATCCTTTAGAACGAAGAGGAGCAGATCAAAATCTTTGGATTTGGGAACCTGCCGACTATACTAGAGATTATATGATTATGGCTGATGTTGCTAGAGGAGATGGAAAAGATTCCTCAGCATGTCACGTTATTGATATAGCAACTAATACACAAGTAGCAGAATATAAAGGTCAATTATCGCCAAAAGAGTTTGGATATTTTTTAGTTGGTTTAGCCTCCGAATATAACAACGCAATGTTAGTTGTAGAAAATGCATCCATTGGTTGGGCAACTTTAGATTCTATAATCGAAAGAAATTACCGTAATTTATATCATTCCCCCAAATCAGATACAATGACGGCTGAATCCTATTTAAGAGTATTTGAAGGTACCTCTGATATGACTCCCGGTTTTACAATGTCTTTAAGAACAAGACCTCTTGTAGTAAATAAATTTAGAGAATATGTTGGAGATCGGTCAGTAACAATCCGTTCAAAACGATTATTAGAAGAAATGAAAGTTTTTATTTGGAAAAATGGCAGACCAGAAGCACAGACTGGATATAACGATGATTTAGTAATGTCTTTTGGCATAGGAATGTATTTAAGAGACACATCTTTAAAATTTCAACAACAATCTTATGATATGACTCGAGCTACGCTTGGTAATATGAGCAAAAGTACGTATGTTGGAGCCTATAACTATAATAAAATTCAAAATCCCTATACTATGGAAACTGATAAAGGGATAGAGAATATTAATTGGTTATTATAATATTTATACACAACAAAAACAAAAATGGCAGATACAAGTTTATTTACACGCTTACAACGATTATTTTCAACGGATGTTATTGTAAGAAATGTAGGAGGAAACCAATTAAAAGTAATGGATGTTGATTCAATTCAACAATCTGGAGATGTTGCTACAAATTCTTTAATGGATAGATATAATCGTTTATATTCACCTGCTTCAACTTCTTTATTAGGTTCTCAAATTAATATAAACTGGCAATACCTTAGAACCATGGTCTACTCAGACTATGATAATATGGATTATGATGCTATTGTAGCTTCTGCTCTTGATATTGTAGCAGATGAATGTACGCTTAAAAATGATATGGGTGAAGTCCTTCGTATTAAAAGTAATAATGAAGATATTCAACAAATTTTATATAATTTATTTTATGATGTGTTAAATATTGAATTTAATCTTTGGTCTTGGATCCGTCAAATGTGTAAATATGGTGATTTTTTCCTTAAGATGGAAATAGCAGAAAAATATGGAGTTTATAATGTTATTCCCTACACAGCATATCATATTGAAAGACAAGAAAATTATGATAAAGACCACCCAAATGCTATAAGATTTAGATATTCACCTGAAGGTATTTATGCAGGAGGATCTGGTTATTATGGGTCACCAAATTTAGGAACATTTAATGAAAATCAACCTGGTATTTATTTTGATAATTATGAGATGGCTCATTTTAGATTATTAACAGATGTTAATTATCTTCCATATGGTCGTTCATATCTAGAACCAGCTCGCCGAATTTTTAAACAATATGTGTTAATGGAAGATGCTATGCTAATCCATAGAATTTCTCGTAGCCCAGATAGACGCATATTTTATATTAATGTAGGTTCAATCCCTCCAAATGAAGTAGAAAATTTTATGCAGAAAACAATTTCTACTATGAAGCGTACTCCTTTAATGGATGCTCAAACTGGAGAATACAATCTTAAGTATAATCAACAAAATCTATTAGAAGATTTTTACATTCCAATTCGAGGAAATGATACATCAACAAAAATTGAAACTACACCTGGTTTGCAATATGATGGTATTCAAGATGTAACTTATTTACGTGATAAATTATTTGCAGCCCTTAAAGTTCCTAAAGCATTTATGGGATATGATAAGGACTTAAGTGGTAAAGCAACATTAGCTGCTGAAGATATACGTTTTGCTCGCACAATTGACCGTATACAACGCATTACCTTATCCGAATTATATAAAATCGCGTTAGTTCATTTATATTCGCAAGGTTACACTGGAGAAGAATTAACTAATTTTGAACTAGATTTAACAGGCCCTTCAATTATATATGAGCAAGAAAAAATTGCATTAATGACTCAAAAAGTAGATTTAGCCAAAAATATTATGGAGTCTAAACTATTACCTACAGACTGGATTTATGAT